CTGCTAGCCAAGACCCGAAGGCCCAGGATAGTAGGTTTCCCCCTGGTTCAGTACCAGGAAACCCCAGCCACTTAAAGGGCTGGGACCCAGCGGGACTTTAGTTCGACGTGCCCGCGACGTGCAGAACGCTCTAGATGCTGCGGATCTACCGTGGCTTCTGAACCGATGGTAAACCCGGAAACGGGTATATCAGAAGTCTCATGACCGGAGGGATCTCTCCCTTCGAGCATGATGAGCGACTTCTGTAGAGCTGCGTATCCGTCTATCCTGTCACTGCGATAGACTGGCTCCACCACGTAACCTTTCACAAGGTAGCGATGGGTGTTATCGTCCCACCCGTTAAGGGTGCGATAACCAAGGAATGATACGCGTCCAAGTACAGGACTGTCCGAAGAAACATAGGGCAAAGGCCCTATGAGTCTCTCACATGTGCAGAACATGAGAGAGGCGGTCCGCCAGAACCCCTTCTGGTAAAAGGCGTTGGCAGTCGCCACAAACGAGACAATCTCCTGTACTTGCTGCCTGTCTCCTGGGATCGTCGTAGTAATGTAGACGGGGGTAACCTCGTCACCATCATACGCGTCCATCCCACAAGACTCTCGAAACCTCCCGGTCACGAAAGTCTTGCTCGTATTCACCTTGCAGTTGTACTTCTGTAGGGAATCGAAGACAGCATCCGCCGAGCCGACGGGGACGATAAGATCGTCTCCGTAGACCGCCAACCCGGCATCAATCACGCGATTGATGTTCGCCCAGGTCGGTGAGAGGTTTTTGTAACCCAGCAAAGCCTCCACACACACGGTGTAGAAGTACATGGCTTCCACTGGAAAACAAAGAGCTGAACCCATCGACGCGAATTTCCTTAGAGGACCGATCACTCGGCCATCAGGGAGCTTCGCGTAGCGCGAACGACACGAATCAACAGCCGACTGAAGAGCCGGGTTGAGACGGAACATCTGAAGCGCAAGATCCGCGGGAACGCGGTCAGAAGCATCAGAAAGGTCGAGAGTAGCATACTCGCCTGTTCGCGAACTGTCAAGTGCCATCTCTCTGTTAACGGACTGGTCTCGGAAACGGACCCGTCCGCGTGACAGAGGCTCCTCCTCGATCGTCCTGTAGAGGAAATCGCGGAGTGACTGTTGTGCATACTGCATGCACACCGGTTCAAGGGCAATGACACGAGGGGTTTTGAGTGTTTTCGGAACAGTGATCACCCTTACGGGGTGCTCATCCTGTTCTGGTACGAACGCGACCTTCTCAAATTCTTTCTCTCCATAAGCTCGGACCGGAAGTCCGAAGCCTAGAAAAGGGAAAGAGTGTTCGAGACGTTCATACCAAGTACTCCAAACGTATTTCCGGTTCCCGGACACACGTTCGGCAGTACCGCCGGGTCCATGCCTTGGGAGTAGACTAGCAGGGTCGTAACGACCAGCCAGGCCACCCCAAAGCAGGTCTGATACTTGTAGGAATCTCTCCCTATCAGAATCAGAAGGCGAGAAAACATCAAAGTCAGCTTCAACCTTGATGAAGTTATCGATGGCCGCGCGCGTCCTCGCGGGCGTACACGGCATCTTGACCTTTTTGAAAGCCAGGCAGAACTGCCTGACCGCTTCGATGAGCGTCGAGTCGATGTCTCCATCAAGTAACCTCCCAGTCTCTCGATCAAAGATGTTTCCGAGCATACCTTGTAGGAATGCAGGGATTGCTCCACCAGACCGCCACTTGCGAAAGCGACGGAATGATGATGCGGAAACGAACCCGTTAGCCAGACTTCTTTCAAAGTCTCGCGCGAATTCGGGTAGGGTAATCGTTAGAAACG